GTGCTTGAGCCAGCCATGAGTCAACGCATCGAACATATCCTGATTCATGTTATGAGCCTTACCGATCTCGCGGATGAACTCAACTGATGGATCACCATCGTTCAACCAGGCAGAACCATCCGGTCGCATCCCCATATCTTCCGGGGCCGACAAGGTGTATTCTTCTGGCGCTCCTGTGAATCCACCTAGCCTGGTCGATAGTTCGTTGTAGCCTTTGGCTTGCTCTGCGACTGAATCATACTTATCACTGAACCACTCCGGTCTATCACCCTCACCAGTTACCCCCTCAGACAGCATCCAGGCCGGTGTTTCGGTTGTTTCAGTGGTTGATTCTTCTGTTGATGCTGGTTCAGCACCGTCCATCAAACTCATTTCTTCTTCCATAATTACCCCTCTTTGGCTAACTTCATTTGTTGCAATATCTGTCGTACTAGATCGTTCTGCCCCTCACGGATACCGGCAGCGAATTTGGTGCTGCCCCCAAAAAGAACCGGACGATCTAACGTAATTGTTGTGAGTCTATTCAATACAAACTCACCGGCATCGGTACTAAAGCACTCCAGGAATCGTGACGCACACTCTCTGGCTGCCCTTTCTTGTTCATGCTCTTGTTGTTCATTGGACACTAGGCCGCTCCATTTCATCGCCCATCATCTTTTGTTCAAGTGCCATTTCTTGCTGTGCTTTCTGCGCTGCTGCCATTTTGATCTGCTCTCGCTCTTGCTCTGTGCGGACCAGTGCAGTATCAACACCCAACTTCTTAGCTATCCAAGGCAATAATTCTTCCATCCTTAAACCAGCAGCCATTAACTCAGGACCAAAGGCCGCACCGGTTTCCATTAATGTCCTGACAGCGTTCAAATCTTCCTGATCTTGTGCCATCGCTAGTGGTGATGTGTGTTTAATCGTAACCATTTTGCCATCAACTTGTATCGGTTGAATAACACCCTCATCAGTGAGGATATTGATGCTGCGCTTGATAATCTTCTCGATGAACTCAGTTTGTAGTCTACTAAACGCTGCCCCTGACTCTTGCATTAACTCAGCATTCCGCATACTCATCTCGGTAGCTGTGCGAACCGGAGCATCGGTATCGCCAAATGGTTCAGCGAATAGCACCCGATTGATGCCTCTACGCAGTTCATCAATGCTGTGCTGTTCCAGTTGCGGATTGCCTGGCATTGGCAACGGTCTGATGGTCGGATTGCTGCTGTCGTTACTCGCGACCGGCAGAATTGCCCCCGGCTCGATGCGAATTGTCCAGGGGTTAATAACTCCATCGTCTGCGGCTGTATAAACGCCAGCAGTCTGCAAGCCGATGTTCTTTATCTGCCATGTTTTCTGTTGGTTGAGCATCTTAATGTCGGATAGCACCGTCATAACTCGGCCCCGACCCAAGACCTCACCCGGACGAACTGACTCACGAAAGACTACCCAGGGTGAAACCGTATAGTTTTGAGCAAAGACAACGTGTTTATGTTCTTTCTCGATCACGCACTGATAGTACATTTCCTTTTCAGCATCGTAGATTGTTCCCTCAATGACCTGTACCTTGGTATCCGGCTTGTCAGTGAGTAATTGTTTGCAGTGAGTCGATAGATCAGCATCATCCCATAAGCGTTCAATGTTCCGAACACTCACCTCATGCTGCCGCCAAACTGTTTCAATCGTACCGCGTGGACCCTCTTCGGGAACCAACTCATCTAACGGAACCGCATTGAAAGCCAGCAGAGAACTATCACTGTCTGACCGCTCAATGGTCATTGCCCCTGTGCTGATAGCCAGGTCGGTGAAAGCCTCATGAGCCTGTGACGCAAAGTTGCTGTGATTTAAGTGGTCAAATAGGATGTCGGCAATGTCATCCAACTGAGTCTGCACCTCATCCTGGAACTCATCTGCTACCGCAGAACCCGGAACCAGTTTGATCCATTCGCGCCAGGGCGGAACCAGCATTGATTGCAACCGTGATGCAAAGCGCTGCACCCCTAGTTCAGCCGTTGAGTCTACAATATCAGGACTTCTCTTGGCCCCAATCGCATGACCAGCCAAGGTATCTCTCTTGGGTGCTGCGAATTTATAGCAATCTCGGAGCAGTGAATCCCATCTGCCCCGGACCTCTTTGGCTGCATCAAAGCGTTTGATGACATCTTCAATGCTGCCAATGTTCTTTGGTATCTGGTACATAGGTTTACCCTAGTGTTGTTTTATCGGTAATTCCGGTTTCCTCGCCTGAGATCAGCGATTGCCGGCCCCGGTTAGAGCGGTAAGATGCTTGTCGTTTTTTCTTCAATTCCTCAGATGTGCGCGAATCTTCTGCTTTCTGGCGCTGCTCTGCTTGAAGTTGTGATGCTGATTTTCCTGGAGGTGATGCGCCCATGTTTATTGTCCTGTGGTTGTGATGGAGGAAGTGTTAATCAGGTAGTGGTATAACTGGTGCGGTGTGACGATTCCCCAGGCTTTAATGCCCAGCAGCGCTTTGACTTGCTCAACGCAATTGAAACAAGCTGGCACTAGATCACGCATTTGGAGTCCGTCAGCAGTGGTATGCACAGAAAGTATGGCGGTCGCATCCGGTGCAATATGTCTTGAGTCGGTGATCGGTAGGATTTCAACATCTGTGTAGCCAATGTAAGGCCGGAACGCAATAAAATGCTGGCCATCGAACTTAACCGCCCAACAGTGCCGCATCTCTTTATCGAAAAGTTTAGTCCACCAATGCTCACAATTTCCTGGCTCAAAGACTATCCACCAATGAATATAATCCACAAATCTGCCTATATTATACCATATTTGGGGTCAGCCTAAAACTGCCCAGTCTGTGGAGGCTACTGCTGGTCTGCTCATGTGCTTGTTCACTTCACGGTGATTAACCGCAAAGTACCTAAAAGCATCGGCATAATGAGAACTCCAATCGTGAAGTGGATGTGACTTGTAAGTACCACGCCTTTCATCAAACTCTTTACGATAACGATTCAGAGCGCGTAAGCCATCAGCACAACCATCATCGCTACTGTTGAACCAACACCTCGGAATCAACTGCCTAGCAGCGTCTATGCCGTCCTGTACACCGATGTTAGGCGTAACCCTAAAGACCAAACCCAATGAACGTGCTGTTTCTAGTCTACTCTTACCGGTTGAATAGGATCGGACCCGAATATCATGCGGTGCAAAGTGTGCGCCAAAGGTTGCGTGTTGCTTGTCGCGCCAATCATAAACGTAATTAATGTAATGCTGGATGCCCTCTCCACTATTCTCATAACTGTGAACGACCCTGATCTCGCGCCCAATAGTCTGAACAAACCAGATAGCAGTGCTGTCAGCAACACCAATATCCCAATACGTTGAAACAGGTATACCCGGCTCCACTGCCATCGGTAGTACCTGGTTATTGTTAACGTACTTGGCGTAATAAGACCCATCCCGGTTAGATAAGACCTCGCCCTCCCAAACGTGATTATATAAATCCGTATTGATCGACTTGAGGTATACCCTTTCTTTCTCTAATTCATCCGGGAAGAAAGGATTGTCGGAGTAATTTACTTTCGTAACGTAGGAATCTTTCTGAGGATTGACCACAAAGCGCTGAAAAGTGTCATCGAGTTCATCATTCGGGTTAAATGATACCCATATCTCGGACCCTGGTTGTCTGATGGTGGGTATCAATGTTTCCCAGGATGATTGCGTTACTGCCTCGGCTTCTTCGACCCAGACTCTATTCAATCCCTCTAATGATTTGACCTTAGTGATGTTCGATTGCAAACCTAGAAATAAGAACCTAGAACCATTCTTGCCTAGTATCTGAGTCTTTTGCACCTCAAAGCAATCAGACACACCCAACCGGTCAATGGTGTCAGCAAGTAGCTGCAACACTGAATCCTGTATAGACTTCTGTATCTCTCTGGCACATAACACCCGGAACCCTGGTGTCTGTAATGACTCTAAAACTAGCAGTGTCGCAATGGTCCATGACTTGCCGGACCCTCTGCCACCATAAGCTATCTTGTAGCGGTGTGGTTCGCCAAAACCCTCCCACTTGGGCATCAGGTCAATCTTTAGATGTTTCTCGCTGATGTTCAATTACAGTTCCTTTGCTAATGGGTTTCGGGTCTTTGGTGAAGTTGATAGTAATCCCGGTGGGCATAAATGATCCATCAGTCGTATGCTCAACCGACTTCCGTTTAGGATAGATGTATTGGGCAAGTTCTTTAGCCATGTTCCCGGCAAGAACATAATCTTCATCATCCATAGCCACCTGACCAATCTCAATCATGGCCGTGATCGGATCATACCCAGAGGCTTCAATCTTATCTTTAACCTCTGACCTTATCTTATCGGGAGTACCTTTCTTGCGGCCACTGCCTGGTACTTTCTTCATTCCGGGTTGAAAAACCATTCTACAAATCCTCTAACGTAGAATCCATGCCACTTGCCGCACAATAGCATGAGGCAGCATGACCAGCATGATTAACAAAGTCCTTACTGTCATCTTCAAACTCAATCCGTGTCGCTCCTTAAATGTCATCGCTGATGCCTTATCTCAACACCATCATAAATGTCGTAAATCCGACCACACTTCTCCAGATTCACACATTGACGATGTTTCCGTGAATAAAAAGTAATCAGTCCAGCACCACACCAGCACTTATCATGCTCCCGGTGCTTATAGCCAACACCCTTATGGACAAATTCCTCTGTCGGTGGGTTGATCCACCGGTTAAGCCATTCAATCATTTCTCAATCCTTTCTTTACGCTGATAGTTGCCAAAGTTAGCATCTCTTTTTTCCATGTACGCAATCATCCGATCCAAATACCAACGCGCTTTCTTGAGCGATTCTAACCCACCTTTGAACCGGTATCGTAAACAGTATTTCAGTACATTAGCCAAGCACATTGCCTCCCTTGGATCATTGATCGGATCAATAGCACTCTCAATCACATCAATGACTTCAATGCCACCAGCCATCTGATAATGCTCTGGATGATTCACGTTGTCTGTCAACTTTGCTACTTCACTCACCACTGCCCCCAATTATCTTCAACCTCAACCCGGTTCGTGTCATCTCTGATTTCACAAATCACATGGTATTCACTCATTCTGTTAAGCCATTCTGGTTACGCAGCGCCTTTATAAGGTCTGCCCTATCCTCGGCCTCCACCTCTTTCTCAATAGCAGCCTCCCTGTCAACTGCTCTGGCGGCCTCAAACGCCAACTCAGCATAGAATTTGAGGTAGAACCCAGGGTCTTTCATACATGGTGACCAATCATCTGGGTCGGCCCCGGCAATATCAGCGGCAACAAATGCAGCCATGTATCTATCAATTCTTGCCGTATCTGTTATCCATTTGTGCCTACCTGGTCTAGCAAAGTGCGCTTTCAATTCTTCTTTTTCACTTTCTTCACTCATCCCCTCTACCCCTTAGTTATCTACTGCTGAATGTCTTAATTGAAAGAAATCTTTGTGCTGTGGGTGTTGCTCTAGAAATAACCGGGAATAAAACGGTTTGTAGTTATTGTTAATTTTATAGTCATTGTCGGTGGTGATAACCTTAGTTTCCCATCTGATGCGGTTAATAATCATCTCAGCCGATAACCGCTCATGGCCCCCATAGATCGCATCAAACGTGAACCGCTCAAACATCTGGTAAACCTCTGGGTTAGCTTCATGAAAAACCCTAAACTGCTGCTCTTTCTTTTGCTGCTCTTTCTTAGTCATCCCACTCGACTCCCTCAAAAAAAGTACCGTCTAAAACCTGTATCACTGCCACTGCTCCAGCCAAAAGAAGTAACCAGGGCAAAAGTAGAAACGCAATCAACACCCTCACTGCCGTCATAAAATCTGAATCCCCCCTTTTTCGGACCAATATTTCTGTGAATGAATATCGTAAATATGACAATCTTCTTTCAGCACCGCATCCATGACGGCTTTAAGCAAGTTATCCACATCAGGTTTCTGCTGATGACCCTTACCAACCATCAATGCTTTCTTCTTCTTCGACCAACTCTTTGGCATTGGTAAGTAAAAGATCACTGTTGAGCCATTAACAATCTCCACACCCTTTGCCCGGCACTCATCAGCAAATGCCCGATAGCGCATCACACAAGGCCGTTTCTTCCATCTGTCGGCCTGAGTCTGTCTTGGCTTTGGCACTGGACAAATGTCATACATCATCCTGTATCTTGTACCCACAGTGCATAGCCACATCAGCAATACGTTTGTTCAGCGCTGTTATTTCCCGGTTCATCCGATCAACTTGCTCTAAGAGCGTTTCGATTAAGTCGTTCACTTTCTTGTCCGTTTCTTTAGTCCTAGTTGTCATCTATCTTCCTTTCATATCAATCTTCTGGATTACTCTCAAAACTGGCCCACTCCCCACAATCAGCACACAACCCGACAGAGTCATGAACATCCCCACCTTTGGGCTCCGCACCACAACAATTGCTTACCGGGCGTATTCGGTCATCATCCATCAACAGGATGCCGTATGACTTCATCTCGTCTTTCTCATCTTTTTCGCGGCTCATCACCCATGCACCAATTTCAAATGCTTGTCACTTGGACCCGGCAAGTTTTCAGCCAATGGCGCTGTTAGTGCAACGTTGTATTTATTCATCAACTCTTTTTGACTCTTGCTGTACCCATTCGCAAGAACATCGGCAACAATGTCATCAAAAGCCAATAGGTAATTGGTCGCTTGAGCATTGAGATAAAACGAGTCCTGGTTGTTTAAATCGTAATGACCTATCTTTGCGCGAAACATCACCCCCAATGGTGTA